CAAATCTATGGCTTGATTAGTAAGATCATCGATGGATTCTTTCATTAAAGTAGTTGAACAAAAAAAAGATGATCCAGTTACCACAATTCACACACAACAAATAGAAGCTTTAGAGAAATGTATTAGAGAAAGAAAGAATGTGTTTATTTGTGGTGCGTCTGGAGTTGGTAAAACATATGTTTTACAGAGTGTTCTTAATGAATCAAATAGTATTGAGATACAAAAAGAACATCTAAAAAGTAAATCGCCGTTCCTGACATTTATAAAAGGTGCTGCGAAACATGCTTATATAGAAGATTATGACTCAGATTTTAAAAGTTTGATTGAAAGAGTTTCAGATGGAGAGCGTGTCACACGAGGATCAATGATTGTGACATCTTTAAATATGTGCTTCTTTCCAAACTTTGAAACCATTTTCATACCTAGACACAAACCCGAAAAATTATTAAAACTTGTAGAAGATCGGTCATCTGATATTGAGAATGCGGCGGTTAGATGTAACGGTAATATTCGAGACTTCTTTTCGTATATTGAAGGACATGACGAAAAAGATGTGTTTAAAACACCAAAAGAATACATACACGATATTCTATGCGATTCCGAGCCGCTGAATATACCATCTTCTATTCAAGAACATGGTCATGTATGGGACATTTTCCAAGAAAATTACCTAGATTCTAAAGGTGTTAATATAACCAAAGCTGTACAGGGGTTTTCTATGGCGGATGTATATGATACACAAATGTATTCTGATGGAGACTGGTTATTGATGCCATATTTCATAATTGAAGCCATTTCAGTACCTAAATCATCATTGGGAAAACCATTGATAAGAGATAAAATTAGACCAGGTAGTTGTTGGACAAAGTATGGAAACTACAAGATGAGAAGTCAGAAATATAGAGATATACAGAAAAGAAGTGGATATAATCTTTGTATCGAAGATCTTTGTGTATTGAAAAAATATGCTGAGAACGGAAACATAGAACCTATGTTAGACTATGGTTTAACCCCGCAAGATTTTGATGTCATGAATCATTTAGCAGTTGGAAGTAAGTTAAAACAAAGAGACGTAACAAGAGTAAAGAAAGCATTGAAAAATGCCATCGCAGAAAGAAGTTGAAAAGATCTTTGAAACAATTTTGAGTGGAGCTTTGGAAAATAAAGGTCCAAAGGTTCTCGGGGAAGAAGAAGAACCTGAAGTTACCAAGACCATTGGTAATGAAATTCACTTTTATGGAGAAATTACCCCCGAAAACACCCTCGAATTTGTTGAGAGTTTCCGAAAGTTGGAGACACATCTTCTTAAGCAAAAGGCTGATCTCATTGGTTACGAACCAGAAATTCGCATTCACATCATGAGTGAAGGTGGAGACATGTTCTCTGGCTTCACTCTCAAGAATGTTCTTGAAAAGTCTCGTGTCAAGGTTACAACAATTGCTCAAGGTGCTTGTTGCTCTGCGGCTACTTTCATGTTCCTAGGTGGTTCAGAACGTCGCATGGGTGAGAATGCTTACCTTCTGATTCACCAACTTTCCACTGATTTCTGGGGCAAGTACCAAGATCTCAAGAATGAGATGAAGAGTTGTGACAAGTTTATGGCTGCCCTCAAGAAGATGTACATGGACAAGACCGACATTCCCGAAAAGAAGTTCAAGAAACTCATGAAGAAGGATCTCTTTTTGCCGGCATCAAAGTGTCTAAAGTATAAGATCGCTCACGCGATTGACTAATATTAATATAGCGTTTGTAAAGACCAATCATACATAATATAATAAAAGCTATCGCAAATGTATTCGCGTTCATAGGTATACTCGTGCGCTCTGGTGGCCTAAGTCGTTCCATTCTACCATAATTTACAACTGGCAGTGAAGACATCTATTTAAAGTTGAGAAATTAAATAAAAGTATAATGGAACGCCTTATCCGAGAAGATAAAAATGGGAGGCAGAGATTTACCGACATTAGAGTAGAAGACCTCGGTAATGGAACAGCTGATATCGTGAAAACTACTGGAATGGTTGGAAGCGATAAAGTCATTGAATCAAGAACCAATGTTAAGACTGGATATGAGAAAGCTTTGGCTCGTGCTCAAACTATGTGGAACAATGAAAAGATTAAGATTGATCAAGTATTACCCATGCTGGCCAATAAATGGGAAGATCGGGAAAAGTACATCTCCGAACCTTTTTATGTTCAACCCAAATTGGACGGTGTGCGTCTCCTTGTTTCCAAGTCTGGATGCTTCTCTAGAACAGGTAAACCTGTGGCAGGTGTTGATTACTTAGCGGAAAAACTGGAAGATGGTGAATGGTTGGATGGTGAATGTTACGCACCTAATATGACTTTTGAAGACTTGACGAGTGCTTTCAAAATGGATCCACAAAGTTTGGAGTTTCATGGTTTTGACTATTTTGATACAAGACGCCCAGATCTTCCATTTGCCGAAAGACAGAGGATACTCAAAGATAAGACAAAAACTGTAGTTGATACTTTTCTCGTTCCAAAAAAGTCTCAAATTCAAAAGTATCACACACAGTTTGTTGAACAGGGTCATGAAGGGATTATGATTAGAGAATCTACTAGTATTTATGAAGTTGGAAAGAGAAGTAACTATCTTCTCAAGTTCAAAGAGTTTCAAACTGAGGAATATGAAATTGTGGGTGCTAACTGTGGTCACGGAAGAGATGCGGACGCGGTTGTATGGGTTTGTAAAACGGCTGATGGTCATGAATTCACGGTAAAACCTGAAGGAACAATCAAAGAGAGGGAACGGTACTACCGAGAAAGAGAACAGTACATTGGAAAGCAACTCACAGTTCGTTTCCAAAATCTGACAGCACTTGGTGTTCCGAGATTTCCAGTGGGTGTGGTGATTCGCGACTATGAATAGTTTAAAGGTATTATTGTAAAATTATATAATAATGAATATAATCGTAGCCGGAAGAGGAACAGCTGGTTGGATGGCTGCTTTATTTACAAAAAAGTTTTTTCCGGATACAAATATTACTGTTGTTTATGACGATAAAACGCCCATAATAGGCGTTGGTGAAAGTACTACACCCAATTTTTTGGATTTTATAAGAACTGTTGATATTCCGATTGAAGAAGTAATAAAAAATTGCGAAGCCACAATAAAACATTCTATAAAATTTACAAATTGGAAAGGTGATGGAACTCATTATCATCATGCATTTACATTTGAAGATTGTGTTGAAAATATTTTTAATGCGTTGTCATCTAATACAAACTTAGATGACGTTGTTTTGTCATCCATGTTAGCTGAAAATAAAAAAGTAGCTTTTGGAAAAGAAGAAACGTGGTTTAATCCATACCACGGTACCGGCACCGCATTACATTTTAACGCTAAAAAAATGGCAGAATATTTACAAATTGTTGGTGTAAATAGAGGTATTAAAACTGTTGTAGGTAAAATAGAAGATGTTTCACTTGATAATGATGGATATGTTACAAATATTATTTTAGATACAAAAGAAGTAATAAATACAGATTTTATTTTTGATTGTACAGGTTTTGCTAGATTCTTTGTCAACAAGATATACGATTCGCCATTTAATTCATATGAAAAAATATTACCAGTTAAAAAAGCTATGCCATTTTTTATTGATAGAACTGAAGAGACACCTCCCTTCACGGAAGCAATCGCAATGAAATATGGTTGGATGTGGAAAATACCAGTTGGTAAAAGATATGGTTGTGGTTATGTGTTTGATTCAGATTATATAGATGAAAAGGAAGCATACGAAGAAATATGTGAAGTAATAAAACAAAAACCTCATGTTCCTAAAACAATTTCATTTAAGGCTGGGTACAATACCAAACCACTTAATAAAAATACATTAGCGCTTGGTTTAGCACATGGTTTTTTAGAACCACTTGAAGCCACATCGTTGTTAATAACAGCAAACATGTTACTGACATGTTTTAATAACAGAATTATCAAGAACGCAATTTCTCGAAATAATGATTTGGAAGAAGCGTATAATAAAATTATATTAAAACAAGTTGAAAATTGTGTAGATATGGTTTATATACACTATTTAACACCACGTAATGATACTATTTTTTGGCAAAAATTTAAAGATAACATTCCATCGAGTGTTACAGATAAGCTAAACGAAATTAAAAATTTTGATATTAAAAAACAAAGTTCACTATGGAACGCAGCTCCGTTTAATATTTCAAATTTTTTAAAATGTATGGGTGGTGTTGATTACATAGAGAAAGATACAATTGAAAGAAATTCAAAAGAATTATCACACTCTCAATTACAAAAACTTATAGAATCGTTTAGAGATATATGTATGAAATCAAAAACTCATGATGAATATCTTGATGATATATTGAAGTAAAAAAGTTGTATACAATAAATAAATGAACACCAGGATCGCAGTTGACATGGACGAAGTACTTGTAAACCTACTTGAACCCATGGCCAAATGGCGAGGTGTCGCATTACCAACTAAACCAAAATACAAATATTTGTACAGGGAAATTTTTAATTGTACAGAAGAACAATCCCAAGAAATCCTTCACAAGTTCTATCGCTCCAAAGACTTCCTCTACCTTAAACCAATTCGTGGCTCTCAACCAGCCATGCAAAACTATCGCCATATTTTTGACAAGATGTACATTGTAACTGGTCGTCAAGACGTAGTTCGGGAAACAACTGAATTGTGGATTGATCGTTATTTTCCGGGTGTTTTTGATGATGTAATTCTTACGAATAGTTTCACCGAAAATGAAATTAAGAAAGTTGATATCTGTCGCGCACTCAATATTGGTCTCATTATAGATGACAGCATTGATACATGTAATGAATGTATTGAATCTGGTGTGGAAGCCATCAATTTCATTGGTGAAGATGTTTATCCATGGTGTGAGCCAAATGAAATAAGCATGCGAGGTTGGAAACGAAACACAGATAAAGTTATAGAGGTATAAGACTGTAGAGAGAAGATGTCTTCCTACGGTCTCATTGGACTTGGTGCGATCGGGCAAAACCTAGCCCTCAACATTCAAAGAAAGACTGATATTCATGTCTATAACAGAACTTCTGAAAAGGTTGATGAACTTATGAAAAAGGGGCTTGGTATCCGTGGTCACAGTAACATCTGTGGGATGCTTTCACAAATGGAAGAGCCACGGACAATCATTACAACGCTTCCGCATGGGGAAGCGAGTGATTATGTTATTAAGCATATGCTAAAAACACTAAGCCCACTTGATACTGTTATCGATTGTTCCAATGAGTACTATAGAACATCAAGAACTCGGGGTGCGTACCTTGCTGCGCGAGGTATTCGTTACATTGGTGCTGGTCTTTCTGGTGGTGCCGAAGGTGCGCTCCATGGTCCATCTTTGATGCTTGGTTGTACGAGACGTGCGTATGAAAACAACAAAGATTTCCTTGAAGCTTTCTGTAAGAATGTTACGTATATGGGTAATGATTTTGGACATGGTCATTTTACAAAAATGGTTCATAATGGAGTAGAATATGGTATGCTTCAAGGTATGGCTGACGTCTATTCTTATTGCAACCAAGACCAACAAGCCATGCTAGACATTATGAATGATGCCTATGGCAGTGACATTGACGGATTTCTTACGAACTCAGCTATTGATGTCTTGAAAAAGTATGAAATCCATAAAATCTCTGATATCGCCCAAATGAACGAAACTGGAACCTGGTGCGCTCAAGTTGGTTTGGAATACGGTATTCCAACACCACTGATTAATTCCGCTCTGAACGCGAGAACAACGAGTTCATATACAAAGTATCTAGAAACTACACAAAAGACAAATATCTTTTATGATAGAGTTTTGGCGTTGAACACCCTTCGTTTTGTTTTTGCGAGTTCAGTTGCCGAAGGATATGATATCATGGATACCAGAAACATCAAGAAGAAGCGCGTTGAAAAAGCTTGGTCAAAGGGTACAATTATTGAATGTCCCATGGTTGGTGCCGACTTGTATGAAGTTATGGAAGAAACCGCGGATGATGCGCGCACATTTGTTATGCATTGTGCGATGTCTGCCATTCCATGTCCAGCAGTACAAGCTGCGCTTACCCAATTTGATTTCAAGCGTCAAAGAAGAACATCAATGAACTTTTTGATGGCACAAAGAAATTATTTCGGACAACACAAAATTTATGAAGCATAATATTCAATGTAAAGAATTATACGATCCTCTTCAGAACTATTTTCAGCCCAATGTGGAAGTCTAGCGTCAAAAATTATATGCTTTCCATTTTCTTCCGCATTTTGACCTAATGTAAAGTGATGTAAATAACACCCTTCAGGACATTTTAGTCCAAGGTGATAAGTAAATTTGTAATTTTCACCTACATTATCCGTGTGCCTCTTTAATACAGTATTTCCTTTCATGCGAGTAAAAGCGGCAACTTTTATACCAGGAATTGACTTTAATATATCTATTGTCTGTGGTGAGAATTTTGCGTTTGATTCAACTACATGTCTGTCCCATATGAGAGGCCATTGTTCCCAACCACCTTGCCAACCTTTAACCCAGCCATGTTTTCCAGACATATACTTAGTTAAAATATAAGCTATTCCCTTAGATTTTAACCAATCTCCAAATACTCTGGGTTCTTCTTGAACATAATCATTTGGAACTTGATCAAGTTCCTTTCTGATAATTTCCCAATGATTTTTGAGTTCTTTGAGGTTCATTTAAATGATATGAGATATTAAATGTATCTTTTGTTGTGCAAACCAATTGTGATTGTACCACAAAATATACTAAGTGCCAGAGAGTGTCGAGTAGTACAGGTCAGACCCACACAATCTGAAAATAAAGTTGAAGTTGAACTACTTGATGCTCCACCAATTAATATCCAAGATACAATATATGATGAAGCACGTCTATGCGATCCTTCTATCAATAATTCTGGGTCATGCTTACTATCAGATGATGGAAGCATCTCTCCCAACTAACTCAAATTGTAGTTACATGGCAGCACCAATGACAGACTATTTAGCGTTCCTATGGGGATTTATTCTAGTAGGATATGGATTTAAATATGACAATGCGGTTCTTACAGTTTTGGGTTCTTCAATTGTCGTTGAACATATATTCCAGTATATGAGAAAAGTCTAAAGTTATTTTTACAACTTTGGTAAGTTCTAAAAATAACGGGAAGATGGTTCGAACATCTGACCTTCGGGTTATGAGCCCGACACGCTAAAACCACTGCGCCACCCCGTTTGCATCTAGTGCGGTTCGAACGCACGATCTTCTCCTTACTAAAGAGACGCCTTACCACTTGGCCATAGATGCAAAAAACTCTCCCCCCGGGTTTCGATCCCGGTACCCCACGGTTAACAGCCGTGTGCTCTTCCAATTGAGCTAGGGGAGATCCAGCCTACTGGATTCGAACCAGTGACCCACTGATAACAGTGAATATAAATAGTGTAAAATAACGCACACTACAGTCAGTTGCTCTTCCGACTGAGCTAAGGCTGGGTGAAAGCTTCCACCAGGGATCGAACCTGGGTTGTTGGATTCAAAGTCCAAAGTGATGACCACTACACTACAGAAGCTTCATCAATACTATGAGTTTCTTCTTTAAGCTCATTTACATATTTAAATTGGTACAACACTAGTGAAAATAATCCCGCTGAAACATTTGTGATTGTCATAGGAATTATGTTGTAATGTATGGAATAAATGAGAGCCAGTACACTCGCAAGTAGATTTAGGTGTAAGAAGGCATAATTTATGGCTTTTGCGTCCCTATGTTTATAGACATGTACTATCTCGGGAATAAACATAAGACATATCAGTATTGAACTGACAAGCCCAGAAATATCTATGAGATTCATACTTACATTGTAATATTTTCTAATGTTTAAGTAGGTATGATCTGGATTATATTGATTCTACTTCTGATCGCCATCATTTTGCGGACTATCAGACGGTCACTCAGAGAAGGTTATGAATACAAATGTTTTCTCCTCACACTTCCCAAGGAACAAGTAAGACGTCAGAGATTTATGAAACACTACAACCCACAAATACCAATTGAAATTATTTATGGACCAGATACACGAGAACCAAAAAACGCAAAAAAGTTTGAAAATGAAATAGATTCAGAGTACTACGAGAAAGCGTTGGAAATGTATTACAACCCAGATATCAAAAGACCCGATATTACATATTTCAATCTTGGTGCGATTGGTTGTTTCATGGGACACATGGAATTTTATAAGAGGTGTTTTGATCAAGGACTCCGCTACGCCTTAATTTTTGAAGACAATGTAATCATAAAATCCGATAGTTTCTACGACGAAGTACAAAAAATTATAGATGAAAGAGGTGATAGTTTTGAAATGTGCTTCTTCCATTGTTTATCAAGGTTGCCAGATAAACAAGATGGCAAACTTGAAAAGGTTAAATGGATTTCTAGTACAAAATGTTATTTGATAAATGTTCAAAATATGAAAAGATACACAAAATACTTTTTACCAATGGATAATCACATTGATATGAAACACGAAGATCTCATTGCTAAAGGTGCGAGAGTTTATTATAAAGATATGAGAAGATACTTGAAAATTGATCGAACGCACAGTAGTACAATTGGTCATAGTGAACATGGACGCCCACAGTTCTTTTCAAGAAATTATCCATCTGCTACACCAGATGATGTTAAATTTGGTTATTAAGACCACGGAATGTCTTGAGGTCTGTGACGACAAGCAGTTCTTAAAAAATCTGTAAATTTTGTAAAATCATCTGTAGATTTCATAGAATCTAACATTCTTCCTACATACTTATTGTAGCTCGTGTGCTTCCCCGAATGAATAAGACGGTCTTCTCTCACACGAAGTACAAACTTACCTAAACGTGTTGGTAACATTATGAGATTCTTACTCGCGTGTATGTCATATTTAGCTCTCACGACCACGGGGTGCTTCTTGAATTGCTTTGGTATAATGTGATGATCTTCAACGAGACCATTACCATAAAGACCCCAACGTACCTTGAACATTTTTCGGGCTAGAGATCCGTACCTCATTACTTAAAGTTTAAGATATTAATTTTAATAAACGTGTTATGGAATTTGTATATGAAATTGAAAATAATATACCTGATGAAATGTGTGATGAAATTATAAAAAGATTTGAAGATGATAATAGAAAAAGAAATGGTATTGTAGGTAGCGGTTATGAACCACACATTAAATTAAGTAAAGATTTACATATAGATTCATATGAGGAGGAATGGTCTGATATAAGAGATTATTTAAATAAAAAATTATCTGAAAGTATTTTACAATATATAAAATATCTGAACTCGGAAATTTGTACTGAATATTCGAATACTTTATCTTCATCAACAAACATTTTATATGATTCGGGTTATAACATTCAAAGAACCGAAAAGGGTGGCTTTTACACGTGGCATACAGATGCGTCGAAAGATAGAAAAATAACTTTTTTATGGTATCTAAATACATTAGATCCAAACGTTGATGGTGGTGCTACCGAATTTTATAACGGAAAAAAAATTACACCCCAAAAAGGTAAATTAATATTTTTTCCAGCTGCATGGACACATATACATCGTGGCACACCCGTTATATCCGATAACATAAAATATATATGTACGGGTTGGTTAACTTAATCACTTTTTACATATGGGACTTCACATCTAAAAAGTAAAACTGCTCCCAATGGGTTTCGAACCCATGACCTCGGCGTGCACTCGTAGGTTTTATCCTACCCAAATATACTCAAGTATAAGCACCGCGCTCTAACCAACTGAGCTATAGGAGCCTTCACAGTTCATACTGCGTAACCGTAAAACGACCTTTCTGTTTTACTGTAGGTTCTACAAAGAGCTGGGTTATCTTTTCTTTACCACGCACCGTACCTTTAACTTCTTTTGACTGTTTATCAATAGTGGCTTCTGAACGGAAGATGACATTGGACTCATGATATTCTATGCCATCTTCCATTATTACCGTCACCGTATTAGGTGGTGACGTTGTAGCTCCCACAAATTTGGGATCTTTGTACAAATGTGAAAACATTCGCACCTTAAACTAAACGAAGATAATCCTTGAACTTGATGATATTTGTCGCACCCTTGATGAAATCGCGGTTCTCTTGAGCGTGTTCAAAGGCTTCCCTAACCATTCTTTCGGCAAGGATTGAATCATACACACACGGTTCAACATCACGAATGAGGTAACCAGGTGTAATAACCTTGGGTTTCACCGACATACTTGTGAGTAAGTGATCATAGTCACACATTTCTGAAATAACAACAACGGCATACCCCCTGTTGGCATAGCTATATTCAATAGCTGACCTGTAGTCTGCCTTTGTCTGTGGAGTAATGACATTGGTAATCTTAGAGTTCCTTGCGAGACCTGCGTGTGTAGCCAATTCACTGTTTCCTCTACCTGGAACTTCCAAAAATACAATTGAATTAGTGGAAACTGCCTCAATGTACGCACAATCAATATATCTCGCAAGTTCTTGAACAGCTGTTTGGAAGCCAAGTGATTCTAGACCTGGCATGTCATTGAAAACTGTCTTGGCGATACCGATGATGTTTGTATCTACACGATCATCAAGGGCTAGGTCCCGTGCAGACTTCATGGATTCATTTCCACAAATACAATAGAGGCGGTCAAGTCCACTAAGATTCTTTACTGCTCTATCAACATCAACAAAATCATAGGATGTTTTCAAAAGTGTTCCAGGTCCTTCATCAATGTGTTCTTGATCAAAGTATGTCTTTACATTTTGATTAAGACCACGGAAACCATCACTAAAACCATGGACATGGTTTCCTTGGTTCTTTTCACGAAGAGTGATTGACCGGATGAGAGTATTCACACCCGGGCATACACCACCAGCGGTCAAAATTCCAATGTTCATCTTTGTATTACATATGTGCTTAGTTTTTATATATGTATAATCTATAGGAATGTCTGTTGAGATTGTCACATACGCGAACAAGTCTCAGGGTATGTTTGAAGAGCTTGTCAATAATAAGTTTAATGTTCCAGTCAAAGTTTTGGGGTGGGGAACCAAGTGGAATGGGTTCAGTGATAAATACAAAGCAATGACAACGTACCTTGAAACTAAAAATGACGATGACATAGTCATATTTCTTGACGGATTTGATACTAAAATTAATAAAAATCCACACAACGTTGTTGAACTTTTTAAGGAATGTGATTGTAAAGTTTTGGTATCTAAAGATCCAGAAGTACCTGGGAAACCATTAACTCATATGATTTTTGGAAAATGTGGTGACAAATCAACTGCCAATTCTGGACTTTACATGGGATATGCTAAAGAACTTAAAAGTGTTTTGGGTGAAGCATTAGCTGAAAAATGTGAAGATGATCAGACAAATCTCAATACTGTGTGTCAAAAGACTGAGTTTGTAAAGGTTGATGAAGATGAAAAGATTTTCAAAAACTTTGGACCTTTGGACAAAAAGCATGAAAGTGGTGCCGTCTTTGTGTCATACCCAGGTTCTCCAGGTTTTAATCGTTACACGCGAGCCGTAGTTGAATACACACAATTCTTGTACATGTATATATTGTGTCTAATCATTTTGGGACTAGCTTTCTTTCCACAGAGACAGAAAGTTTTGTTACCTACACTAATTCTATTTACAAGTTTCTACGCTTTTGTTGCGGATAAATCATGCACTCTCCATTCTAGCTAAATCATCAATATCATTCGTTGAACGATTTGTATCTCTACTCCTTCGTCTCACACCAGATATAGCAGCAATCCATCTCGACACAGCTCGATTTCTCGCGAGTTCTGACGCGGTATCATCACTCACAATTATACTCAAACCATTACATACATCTGGTTTATTCTCCCTTTCTGGAAATTCTAAATTGAAAGCTTGTATAGATATTGATGGAATATCTGGTGCTTCATCTAAAAGTCTATCATACTCTTCGCGACACTTTTTGACAAAATCTACAACACAACTACGATCTTTGGTATCAAGTGAAAGTTCCATATCAATATTTCTATAAAACTTTGAATATTGAACACACATCAAAGAATGAGAGTCCGACAATGTAGAACTCTGACTGAATTTACCTATTGATGTCAGAATTCCACCGATAACATTGAGAAACGCAAAAAAGTACTGAACAATCATAATCTTGTTTTTCACATCCTGTGGAACGTTATCACTCCCACTTGGATTAAGGACGGCAAAGCCACCAACCCCTGTTATACTAGAGATGACAATACTAGGATAAGAGAGATAGTCATTTTGTCTTTTAAAGTGAAGGCGAGCATGGTTGTGAAGCCAGCGGTATCCCGCGGCTCTTTCTGCCCACGATTTAAGAAGCTTCTCCTGCTTGTCACACCAATGGTGCGACTCTTCATGAGGTTCCATTATTTTACGCACACATTTTTAATCATTGTAGCTTCTTCTCGAGCAAGGCGATCCACTAGTTCATTTTGTGGGTGTCCATTATGAGCTTTGACCCAACGCCACTCAACACACTTCATTTGTTGTGAAAGGGTGTCAATTTCAATCCATAACTCTTTATTCTTAACTGGAGCACCCGCAGCTGTGTGCCAACCGTTTCTCTTCCAATTCTTAATCCATGATGTTATTCCATTCTTGACATAATTACTATCAGTGAATAGTCTTATCTCAAGAATGTCGCGTGTGAGGCACTGTTGGAGTGCTTTAACGACAGCAGTCATTTCCATCACATTATTGGTTGTTTGGTCCTGTCCCCCTGACATTTTGATACCGGCACCGGCAACTGCCCATCCTCCTGGACCTGGATTACCCAAACAACTTCCATCTGTGTAAATGTCCTGCATTCTTAGTTAATTTGGGGACTTATTGTTTAATTTCTTTTATTGTTTCTCATCGCATAAAGACCGACCGCCAAACCGATCACAATTGTGGCAAGCAAAATGCCACCACCAACCTTTTGAGTTGTACTAGCTCCCTTACGTTCTTGTTCCATTTTACTATAGTATTAGATTTAAAAATTGTGTTCTGTACAACTTTTAGATTTAATTTTTTATTGCGCGAAACGAGACGAGATCACATATTTAAGCCATCAACAACTTAGTTGGAGAAGGCAAGACCACCCATACCGGATTGGATGCGGAGGACGTTGTAGTTGACCGCGAACATGTGCATGGTGGTGTTTGGAACAGCCGCTGGCATGGTGACCGCGACTTGAGCGTTGTCGATACGAGAGAAGTTGCAAGTACCAGTTGGTTGGTGCTCTTCTGGCTTGAGGGCGAAGGAGTAAGAGTAGACACCTGGGTATGGGCAACCAGAGTGGTGGTTGTATGGTTGCACTTGGTTGAAGTACTTACCCTTTTGGGCCTTGAAGCGGTCTTGACCGTTGAGGACAAGCTTGAAGTCGGTCATTGGACCAACATCTTCTTCGGTGAATGGAGCCTTGGAGCCATCTTCACCAATCTTGACGAGTGGGACGCCAGACGCGAAGGTGGTTGGCACGTAGCAGTTACCAGATTCTTCAACATACGCGTTGGACTCGAGGACAATGTCCGCAGCCGCTGGCGCAGAGGTGAAGTTCCACAAAGAGGTCGCGGTGTTACCGGACGCTGGGTCGTTGAAGCACCAGACAAGTTCCTTAACTGGGTGGTTGTAGGAGAGGCGCTTGTTGGAGGTGGAGCCCGCAGTGACGGTGTCGGAACCGGTGTGCTGGACTTGCTCGATGAGGTATTCGTGACCCTTTTGGGCGAACCGGCGGCGCTCTTCGGTGTCGAGGTAGACGTAGTTGGCCCAGACCTTGAACACGGAGGTGCTCAAGTAGGTGGAGAAAGTGGACGCAAGGTCGAAGTCAATGCGCACTTCGTGGTATTGAAGGGCAATGAGTGGCAAGTAAAGACCTGGGTTGCGGTTGAAGAAGAAGATGAGTGGCAAGTAGACAGTGTTACCGGTGAGGGCAGTAGTCATCTTGGCCCAGTTAGCCTTCTTGGATTCATCCAAGTAAAGCTCGGAGTACAAACGCCACCAGCGTTGGTAGTGCTTGTCGATGCGTTGACCCCCGATGGACAATTCCGCGGACGCGATCGCACGCTCAGCGACCCAGTTGGCATCATCGCCGTCGGCAGAGCTGGTGTTAGCCGCAGCGGATTGGAGTTCGACGTACATGTCGCCGACCAAATCACCGTTGCGGGCAATGGTCACGGAGACGCGGCCTGAGTCGGCGGCGGTACCGTTGACAGTTTGTTCAATGTTTTCCATAGCGAAGTTAGTGTGGCGCTTGTAGACGGCTTGGAAGAAGGTAACCTTTGGGTTACCAGTCAAGTAGACGTCTTGAGCACCGTAAGCGACGAGTTGCATGAGACCACCGGCCATTGTGAGAGTTTTTGTACTATAGACCAACATTTTTTTTCTGGCTGAAATCGCACCTGGTGCGAAAATTTGGTCACCGATTTTTCTCAGTCTAGGTTAAATGTCGTCTCGCCCTGAGGAAGAAGAACCAGTCGATGAAATTGAAGAAGGTGAAATTGTTACAGACGGAGAAGATGAAGAAGATTTTGAAATCGAAGAAGATGAAGGAGATTTTTTCGAAGAAGATGAAGATGAAGGTATGGATCTCGCGGGTCTCATGTCTTCCCTTCTCGCGACCCCAGATGGGGATACTGTATGCTCCGCCCTGGTAAATCTCTGTTACCAATTGGAGACACAAAATAAGATACTCATAAAGATGCTCACCAAAATGCAATCCCAAAAATAGAGTTAAAAACAAAAATCGTTATTCAGTAAATACATAGAAATGGACCACACCCATTTCATTGATAGGGAACCTAACAAGTATGAAGCACTCATGGAGCTTCAGAAAGAACACATCCAATCAATGAAAGAAGAACAAGTACTAGAAGTGATCGATCGTTTTGAAGTCGCCTGGTCTCTTAAGACAAATGACTTTCGTAACGCCCGAGAACTGGGATATCGTCAATTTGTTCACCCAGACTGTTTTGATGAAACTGGTAACCCAATACCAAATCAAATCGATATTTTGGCTATAAAAGGTAATCGAGATAGACAAAGTACATATCTTACAAACTTGAAAAATCACGTAAGGGATCTCAAAATTCACAAGAGAGAACCAAATGATGACGGGATTACCGTAGTTACTCGTATTAACAATATCAAAAAACAGGTCAATGACGGATACGATAACATTCGTAGACATTACATGTCGTTTGAAAGAGTTGATAATCCAACCGCTCTTCCTCAATACAGCGCTTTGGGAGATCCAACAACTATTGATGGTGAAGAAGTTGAAAACTCCACACCATTTCAAAAGTGTCTTTTGTATTCCCTCGACCAAACATACAAATCTGGGTATCGCAGGTACAAAGGACAGTGTTGCGAAGAAATTAAGACTATCGAAGGTCACAGAACGCGCGCTTGGCAGCCAAAGTTTACAATTGAACAATTTGTTTATTCTTTAGCACAAAAAGATGATGATTTCGTTACATGGAAAAACTTTACAAGTCGTGGTTCTGTATTTAGAGATGTGATTGACAATATGTCCAAATGTATCGATGCTCAGTTTCCAGAGATTACAAAGAGACGTCACGTCTGGTCTTTCAAGAATGGACTTTTTGTGGGCAAAGAATGGGTTCCGGATCAAGGTATTCACACGTGTCGTTTCTATCCATATGACAGTCCAGAGTTCAGGTGTTTAGATCCAACCATCATTTCGTGTAAGTATTTTGATCAACAATTTGACGACTTTTCACATTTGGAAAATTGGCAAGACATTCCAACTCCCTGGTTTGATTCTATTTTAAAATACCAAAACCTTGAACCAGAAGTGTGTAACTGGGCTTATGTAATGGGTGGTCGTCTTTGTTTCGATGTTGGTGAAATGGATACTTGGCAGGTTATTCCATTCTTCAAGGGTATTGCCAGATCCGGTAAATCTACACTGATTACAAAGGTTTTCAAGAAGTTCTATGAACCTGAAGATGTTGGTACTTTGTCGAACAACATCGAAAAGAAGTTCGGTCTTTCGGCTATCAAAGATAACTTCATGTTTATTGCCCCAGAAGTAAAGGGTGATCTCGCCCTTGAGCAAGCTGAGTTCCAATCCATGGTTTCTGGTGAAGATGTCTCTGTTGCTGTTAAGAACAAAACAGCCGTCTCAATTGAATGGAAGGTTCCAGGTATTTTGGGTGGTAATGAAGTTCCAAGTTGGAAAGATAACTCTGGTTCTGTTCTTCGGCGTATTTTGCCGTGGAATTTTGCCAAACAGGTGAGAGACGCGGATCCACAATTGGATGCGAAATTGGATGGTGAACTCCCTATCATTCTTCTCAAATGTATTAGGGCGTACCTAGATTACTACCACAAATACGGTAACAAAGATATTTGGAATGTAGTGCCAGAATACTTCAAGAAGATTCAGAAGCAAGTAGCAATGGTCGCAAGTACTCTTCACAACTTCTTGGAAAGCACCAATATTATATACGGCAAGGATCTATTTGTCCCTCAGAAGCTATTTGTACAATCATTTAACTCTCACTGCCAAGCGAATAACCTTGGTAAGCACAAATTTAACCAAGACTTCTATGCTGGTCCATTCAGTTCCCGTGACATTGAAGTCAGGGAAGAAGCTGTTACATACAAGGGGCGAACATACCCAAGACAACCCGTCATCTATGGTGTTGATGTGGTTGAAGAGAGTTTGGGTTTCACCGATGACTACTAGAAAAAAATGCTACCCAATAGTAATATGAGCCAACAGCTCAAAGAGTTTGTGAGGCAATCAGGGGTAGAAGTACGACCCGCGAACAGTCCAAGTTCGGTGTCAACTACCGCGTCAAACAACGCTCTGACACGCGAGATTGAAATGGAACTTGGAATCCAAAAACAACAAGAATTTCCACCAAGACTAGAAAAAAATATCATGAGCAACGAAAATTATGGTGAGTTTGCTCAGTTTGTTCACAACTCAGATAACAATAATAACACAAATAACATCATTGCCATCGCAGAACGTGAACCAACACCACCCAGAAATGTAAAATTTGTGATAAGCAAATTGAATCCTGGTATGTTTAACGCGACTGTGAATAAACAATTTAACGCTGAAGCTCGAATTGATCTCAAGAAGATTCTTTTGAAGACTCCACTTCCAAGAACACCCATTGGTGAAGGTCTTTATATAGAAACACAAGAGATCAATGGTATTTATGGCAGATTCATAACTGGTTTTACACACAGTAAAGAATATGGAAAGCAAGGTGATCTCAACAAGAACTTTTTTACCGTTCAACTCAAAATTATTGTTTCGGATGGTTCAGAGAAAAAGGGTGCCACAGTCAATTTTTACAGAAATGGTAAGATAAGATTTTCGGGTGGATTTATCGGTGACAACATTGCGAGACAACCAGAATTGATTCGGCGCTTTATCGTTGATTCATACTCCGAAAAACAAACTTTCTTGTATAATCCATTTGAGTACAACAATCTCAGTGGACAATTCAGAGTAAATGGAGATTTCAAAAGTATGCAAAGAATTGCTGCTAACTACAGAGTTTATGGGTTTACAGATGTTTCATATGAACCTGAAATATCACCATTTATGTATGTGGGATACCAAGGTCATAAATATATCTTGGCTTCGAGTGGAAATATTCAAATTTCTGGAGCACAAACACCTAGTGGTATGTTAGAAGCTTATAACATTGGTATGGAACTTGCGAGAATGTTAAATGAAAATGGTGAAATTGCTCTCAAGGCTACGGTTCCAGTTAGACTGACTAAAAAAGCACCAGCTAAGCGCAAGGTTGTGAGAAAAACAAAGAAAACTCCCACAAAATTAAGTAGAAACCAACACGCAGTCATCAATGTTGATGCTAAGCAGTGTATGCGCATGGCTAAACCAGAACTCATCGACCTCGCAAAAAAATTGGGTGTTGTTGGTATTACAAAATCTTCCAAAAAAGAAGAAATTTGTGAAAAAATTAAGAAGATTTCAAATAAAAAAACAGCAACATTCAGAAATACTAATAAGGGTAAGAATGTCACTTTGAGTGGAACGGGTAACAAATTTAAGGTTGGTAGAGGTGTTTGTACAGGTTATAGTAAATCTGAACTCATGAGAGTTGCTGGCATCCTCAAGATTAAGCTTGATCCCAGGGAGACAAAAACTACTCTCTGTAAAAAGATTGAAGCTGTAAGAAACGCGAGAGCTGATCCAAAACCAAAACCAAAGACACCACCACCCAAACCAACTAGAAAAGAAGTTGCTCAACAAAAGAGAAATATCAAGAAAGAAGAAGTCGTTAAAAAAAGAGGCCTTAATGAAAACTCAATTCGTAAAGACATTGAAAAACTTTATGGTAAGCGTTGGATGTCTCGTTACAAGAATGTTATGCCTTCATTAAACAATGATGTCAAGGAAATGAAAGCTAGACTTAATAAACTTAAAACTGGTAACAAGATGGGTATTCCATTCAAAAAAGATGCTGACCTTGTGAAGAAAAGACTTGTCAACAGATGGAAAAGAGAAAGAGAGCGCAATCTTGAAAAGAAGGTCATCATGAACCAAATTAATGTGAAAAATGTACCAAGAAACCTTGTCACACAATACAGAAATGCTGCGACAAACTTTATTATGACTAAAGGACCAACTGCGAAACAACTTGAGAACTACAAAAAGACTTGGATAAACTTAAGGAAAAAGCGCTAAGTGTATATAGATATGGAATCAATTGAAGAACAGTTGATAGCTCGCCTAGCATTGGGAAAGGAGAGATACGGTCATGGTGTCATTGTCAATTCCGACACCCGTGAATGGGGAACGCCTGAAAACTCTTGGATCAATATGTGTCAAGAAGAGCTTTTAGATGCGGTGATCTACATTATTGCTGATTACATTAGAAAAGGGCGAGAAAGTGAAAAAATTGTTTCAGAACTTGAACTCGACTTCAAAATTGATGATAAATTTGCTAAGGCACCCGATCCAGTGAAACATCTATTGGAACTGCATGATCAAGATGATAATGCTCTGATCATGCACATCGTGAAGAATTATAATAGGATTGAAAGTCCGAAGCACCATATGCTTGTATGGAATCTCATGAACATGTTACTTGTGTGTTCACAGTTTTAGTGGGTTCGGCTATCTGCTTAAGATGGATTCCGTGATAGGCAAAGTTATACTTAGGAAACATATCCTTTATCAAATTTGAAATAGCCGTTGCTTCGACGGTGTGTGAAATCCCTGAACAAACCGAATTTCGTTCAATTTGAAGAAAACGATCCTCTAATTGAACGAACTTCTTTAGATCTTCTGCGCTTACTCCTTGATTATACATGAGAAGGTACATTTGCTTGGAAATACCTCCACTGAGATGGAAGTTTTTTGATCCAGCTATTTCGTCCGTTTGTGTGACCTTTTCATACATGAGCGCTAAAGCGAATGCGGCTAAAATTATAAAACGTAGCATCTTATATTATTACATGAAAATTATTTGCAATATTTAGAATATTTAATTGTTTCGATACCATAACCATCTTCGTCATTTGATGTGGCTAAAGTCACTGCTTGGATACGTTTCCACGCATTTATAATCTGTTCCCTTGTTTCACATTTACCATAAACATAACCAGCATTTAAAACTTCGTAGTCACAATTGTTTTCATTTTTCACAACTTTAATGCGAATCATTTTACATCTACCTTGGTCATTGTGATTAATAATAAACTGATTCTCTTCATTTTTCGTAGAAACTTGAACAATACGCGAACCAGGAACTATAGGATTTTGTGTTGAAAAAGACTTCCCACGTAACTTTACTTCTTCAATTTTAACATTATCTGGATTTCCTTCGCAATAACCGAAAGTACCCTTGTGACCATCAATTTTACCTTGCTGACACTCAGTTGGTTTTATGGCAGCGAAATAATACCATACACCCACAGACGACGCACAACACATACATATAAACAAAACGAATACGAGGACTACTTTGCTAAATATATCAGCACCTGAGGGACCTTTAGCTCTACCGGCCATCTTAATTATTACAACTAAATTAATTTAGACAAATCATTAACTTTGTGAACAATATTGAAAAACTCATCTCTGGTTGAAACATCACCAGGTTTGATAATTTCAAGTTCAATTTGATAAGAACATTCTTCTTCGGAGTCCATATCAACGTTGTCACCAGAAGAGATTGTCATGTCAATACTAAGATTCTTTCGAATGAAAGAGTAACGAGTTTTTGTTCTTTTACGATCCATTTCATATTCACCCCAAGTTGGAATTTCACGAGACACACTAAAACGCACATCTGTTGGTGTGCCAGAGAAATCTTCCTTCAAAACATTAATCTTCTGAATCATAGCTTGTTCACCCGTGTCGTGATTTGCCGTAATTCTGATACCATTTTTGTCATTGTAGAAAATATCACACGTGGAGTTCTTGACATCTTCCCAACCATTATACTTTTTGAGACCATCAAGAACTTTTTCGAATGTTTCCTTTCCTACATTTGTATCAAAAAAGGTTCCGTTATAACGCCCAAGGCGCATTTCAACTTCAATATGTTCTTCACTCTTATGAGTTTCAAACACAGGAAGTAGTTTTTCAACAATACTTTTGATGTCGTGCATGTTTCTTTACATTTTTACAATCGCGCCATTTTCTTAAGTGTTTTTTATACACAAAATGTAATGAGAGGTTTTTTAAACCTCGGAAATACTTGCTATTTCAATACAGCAATACAGTGTTTACTATATATACCAGTTCTCTCAAATTACTTCTTACAAAAAGGTTATTACGGTGATTGCGAATTTACACAACTTTATTCAAAATTGGTTCATTTTTATTGGGATGAAAAAACAAAAGGTCCATTAAACATAAAACCATTGTTACAAAAGTTTTGTGAACATTTTCCAAGATTTAAAAATACAGATCCCCATGATGTTCAAGAAGCAATTCTGTGTATCATAGATATCCTCGAAAGATCATGTCCAATTATTAAAGAATGGTTCTATGGTAAAAAAATACAGGAAACTATTTGGCCAGGTGGAAAATCTACAAATGAAGAAGATTTTAGTATTCACATTGTGAGATCAAATGGACGCAATTTGGAAAATATGCTCAAAGAAAGTGCTAACTGGAATACAATTGAAAATTTTGAAGATACAGAAGGTAAAGTCTACAATGTAGCGACAACCAGGATGTTATTTTCAAAACTTCCACAAGTTTTTATGATTTCATTTGATAGAAAAAGTCATATAAATGTTATTGAAAGAATAACAGTGGGTGATCGTGAATATAATTTAATCGCGAGTGCGGTTCATATGGGTTTACAATACGATGGGCATTATGTAAGTTTTGTAAAGCATGCCGATAAATGGTATTACATAAATGACGATTTTGCCGATGAAGCTAATTTACCTATTTCTGGGGGACATTATGTTCTGGTCTACAATCTAAAAACTCCTTCATCTGAATGTCCTCCTTAATATTTACGATGGTTCTATAAAAGGTTCGTCGATTGTTTGGATGCGTTTTATCTCGTCTTCTTTTTAGAGGTTTCCACCATAGAGCGCCCGGTTCCCACGTGACATACATACACTCAACAATTGCCCCGTCTTCAAACCATGGTTCATCCATACGACTTGTTGGAAATTCACTTTCAAAGAAAAGCTTTCCTCTTTCTTGTACATATAGTTTCCAAACGGGTACACCAGGTTTACCAACACCTTCAAAACTTCTCCCCTTTTTCATCTGGAAATCAACTGTATTCTTTTCTCGTGGTTTCCATTTGAACATAGTTTCATGAGTACCAATGCGCATAGGTTCATTTACCGGAGTAAAAACGAGACCGTCCACCCTCTGTTCAATTTTTGGAAGATATTCATACATGAAATTATCGTAATCTTTCATTGAATGAAATGTTTTCATTTTCATACGATATTTGTCAAACTTCATGTAAATGATAAATTTCAATAACTTTTCAGCAGCTTGAAGTCTACCAAACAAGTTTAAATGTCCAACTGGTTCTCCGCACACGAGAAGAGCATCATAAACCATGAGGGTATTTTCATAAAGTTCTCCGTCAAGAATCGTACCTTCATAAGCCTTCTTGTTGAGGTTTATCTTAACCTCAAACATATCAAACGCTCTATTCACAAATAAACATTTTGCCTTACCTTCGAAAGTTGTTGCCACCATCATATGTCGTTCACCATCGGTTTTTTCACAAACGACATATTCATTACCTTTGAGTGTTGGGAAATGTTTGTATTCTATCGACACTGGTTGTGGACCTGGGAAATAATCTTTACTTCCCCATGTACGATGGATGAATTCTACGATGTGTTTGTAAAGTGGCGATTCTGACGTTACAAACATCTCGGTAGGCATGTATAAATGTTGGTTTTAAACTTTAATTGGCTTTAACTCCCGCGGCGTTCAAAATGTTGCTAATACACTCATGTGGATATGTCATAGTCAACTTAGCTGCTGTAAATGCATAAATCTTCACTCCCTGTTCTTTCAATTTATCGAACATCTTTACATGAAGACCCCAGTTACCCTTCTTATCTTTTGTATTTTTCATGATATTTTTAGAAAACATAATCCAAGCTCTAGCTTGTGTAGTGTTAACTGAATAGATGTCCTTTGAAATTTTTCGACCAACATCCGTATCAAAGTTCAATCCCATCTGTGATACAGGTTCTTCGGAACCTTCTTTGACCTTGTGTTTAAAAAGTCCCCAATCGATCCCATCTGTCACACCTGGGAAAACGAGCGCACCGATACCTTCGTGATTTTCAAAAATCTGGTTAATAGATTCTTCATCCACGTTAATACCGAAGTCTACGAAAAAAATGCGATCACACTTTGGCAAACACTTCTGTACCATATCAACCTTTTCAAATGGATCATCATTCACGTAGACAATCTCATTCTGAACATTCTTTTGAATACACTGAATGTTAAGTTTGAGGATTGTATGAAGGGTCTTTACCGCACAAGATTTTGAACGAGTAACTACAACTGTACAAATCTTCATATTACAAATAATTTGTGTCTAAGCCTTAAGCCTGTCATTTAAACACCCACTAAAGGGTAAGTTTCCGACATGACCAAGTGTCGTATTGATGTCCGCATAGATCTTACCACCACACTGTTGCCATCTTCGACAGAAAGCGTAGTCTTCACTGAGATATCTCTTTGAATTGGGATCAATCATACAATCAAAGCATGCGTGGTAATCGTCAAAATCTCTGTTTTGGTGATCATTTTTACACCATAGTTCAGGGAACTTTTCTTCTAACTTTTTGAAAACTTCGCGTTTTATAAGCATGAAACCAGTTGGACCATCAAGAATGGGAATAAACCCATTTTCTACGGCAATTTTTTGTTGTCCAAAGTTTACAACAAGACTTGACGAAAGCATAGCCATATTTCTTTCATCACCTTGCTTTACAGCATCAGCTGCCTGTTGCCACATGACAACCTTCTTTGGGTAACACGCAACGCTTAATTCGTGATCGGACTTTAAAAGACGAACAACGGATTCCGGTTCAAAGTCGATGTCGGCATCAATGAACATGAAATATTCACAATCAGTCTTTTGCATGAAGCGGCCAACTGCGACATTCCGAGCTCTGTGGACAAGTGATTCGTTTTCGGTAGTGTCCAAGTACATTTGAATTCCTTCTTTTACTAATAACAATTGAAGCTTAATTATACTAGTCATGTATTTTTCTAAACAGAGGCCGCCGTAGCATGGTGTTGAAAGAAAGAGCTTCATTTACTATGAAGCACCTTTAACCTCTAAGTGTTTTTTAATGATATTTTCTATTTTGTTTAGCGTTGGTACTGAAACCGAACACTTTTCACAAACTTCAGATTTTGTGATACGAGATCCAAGAACTATGTAAATAATCGCAGATGCTACACTGTTTGGGGTTTTACTCATCAATTCTACACAATCATCCGTAGCTGTACACATTTTGTTACACTTGTATCTCTCTTCTCTTGAAACATCAAAAGAATTGAGAAGCCTCTGCATCACATCGTATGCCCGTGTTACATAATTCTTTTCTGTAACACCCATGATTGTATCTTTGAATACTTGTGTTGTTCTACTAATATCCTTAGATTGAATACCAAACATATCCGCAATCTCCTTAGTTGTGCGTGGAAATTGTGCGAGTCTACACGCATACAAAACGCAGTTCGCTTTGATACCAAGTCTTACCGCACCTCTAGTAAGTTTTTCGTCATTAAACTTGCGGTACATCATCTTAGCATCTTTGAGAACTGCCTCAGGTAACGTGTGACACGCTTCTTCAATATCGCGATAAGCGTGGAAAAGTGATCGATCTTTGTGATTCATTGACATGTGAAAGTTTATTTTTGCCATTCTCTTGTTTTCATAAGTTGAAGAGCGTTGAGTAGATATAATTGTACCCTTGCCCCAATTTTGAGAAAACAACTCTGGGTTCGCATTTGGATTACCACACCGCGATGGATCATTCACACGACCATCATCTGTGAGACCACTCGTCCATTCGGGTGTATCATCCACAAAGTTGTCTTCTACAAGTCCACATTCAGAACATGTAGGGAGACCTTCCGGTGAAATAATCTTAACTCCAGAGCATTCACGACAAAAATTTCTATTCACTGGCTTTTGTTCATTTTGTTTGGGTAATAGTTGGTCTAGATCAGACCAGATAGCTGCCAGCATATTGGTATGATTTTGGACGAGCTTTTTTAGATTTTGGAATTACGCACCAAAACTTAGGTTATCTGCGTGCGCTTTCGCCATAGCTTCAATCGCATCAACAGTTTCCTTGAAACTTCTCGCGCCTGGAGATCTTGGTTCCCAGGCATTCCATTCTTTGTCTATGGCTTTATAGTCAGAAGGTGGGATGACTTCTCCATCAATGTGATCATCTGGAACAATGAAGTCATCCATTTCAGAATCGCTTTCATCTTCGTCGTAGATTTCAGAATCGGAGTCTTCGACATCAATTTCAGCCAAATAAGCATACATTCCGTTACCAAGAGATTTCATTTCCAAATCTTCAAATGTAGTTCCACTTGGGTAGTGTTCCATCACACTTTCATAGGGGGCGGGACTCATATCACCGTCTTCCATTTGATAGACACAGGCAGATTTATATATGAGTTCTGTAGGGTTTAGATACCGCACTCCGAGGACCAGGCCAGTATTCATTCCCACAAGTCCGAACATTTCATCTTCCACGTCATCTTCGTTTACTAATAGCTTCACTATATCATTTTCAATTATCTCTGATGGCACAATCATGCTTAGAGTTTTCGGTCAAAAAATTATCAACGATAATACTACAGATGAAAATCACAATTTATTCGAAGGAAGGATGTCAATACTGCGAGCACGCCGTCACACTATGTGAATCGGAAGGGATCGATTATGAGAAAGTTATGATTGAAAAGGAAGAACTAAAGAAGTTGTGTGACGGTAGGCTTGATTCCTACCCTCAAATATTTGCTGATGGACGTCGCATCGGAAACTACTTTGAATTTCAAGACTGGGTTGAGGAAGAGTATGAGCCTATTTTAGCCCCCACGCTCAATCGCTTTACGGTATTTCCCCTGAAGTACCCGGAGCTTTGGGAACTTTATAAAAAGGCTCAAATGAGTAATTGGACTGCGGAAGAGGTAGATCTTTCCAAGGATATGGACGACTGGAAGACTTTGAACGAAAATGAACAGAAATTCATCAAGTACATCCTGGCATTCTTTGCTGGGTCCGATGGAATTGTTTTTGAGAATATCAATAACAATTTTGCAGATGAGGTGCAGATAAGCGAAGCGCGCTCTTTCTATGCGTATCAATGCCATAATGAAATGGTCCATGGCGAAACATATTCAAAATTGATTGATAAGTATATCAAGGATGGAGCT